TGTTGGCTGCTGTGGCTGCGGTTGTAGCCGCAGGTAACTGGAACGCTGAGGATATCGCCAAGGCTGCTGTTGTTGCTTTGTTGCCCCCTGTTTTGCGGTGGGCTAATCCGAACGATAAGGCGTTTGGCAGAACCAAGAAATCCCGATAGTATTATTCACACGCTTTGGCGTGTGATTGACTGGAGGAATAATGAAACTGTTGTTGGCTGCTATTTTGGCGTTGACACCTGCGGGTACTGAGTGGCGTCGTTCTCAGCATTGCCCAGAGTATGCAAACGCTGTCGCGTTTGTTGGGTTTCCTATTCAGGAACGCGGTATGGCTTTGCGGGTGATGCACCGCGAATCGCGATGCATTTATGGGGTGTTTAACGGGAAAGACCCGAATGGTGGAAGTATCGGGTTGATGCAGATTAATATGTTTTGGTGCAAACCATCGCGTTGGCATTCCGAAGGTTGGTTGCAGTCCGAAGGGGTTGTTGTTGACTGTAATGATTTGTACAATCCGTTAACAAATCTGAAAGCCGCCAAGGCTATTTTTGATTACAGTGTTGAACATAATAAGGGTAACGGCTGGCAGCCGTGGGGTTTGTGAACATTCAAGAATTGTTACACGAAAAAGAGTGGCGTTTGTGTCGCTCTGCTGATGATGCGTCTGTTGACGAGCAGTTGGTTGCGTTTCAATATTTTTGTGAAAACTATTGGCATATTAAACATCCCTCCAAGGGGCGTATTAAGTTTGCGTTGCGTCCAGCGCAGATTGAAACGGTGCGGTCGTGGATGGGTGACAGGTACACGGTTGTCTTAAAGGCGCGCCAGATTGGGTTTTCCACTCTGGCTGCTGCGTATGCATTTTGGATGACATATTTTTTTCAAGACCGTTTTGTGATTATGTTGTCGCGCACTGAGCGCGAAGCAATGAAGTTGTTGTCTAAGTCTAAGTATGGGTACAAGTTTTTGCCGTTTTGGATGCGCGAGAAAGGTCCGAAGCAGACGACGGACCACCAGTTGAAGATGGTGTTTGAGAATGAGTCTGCTATTGAGTCGTTGCCTTCTGGTTCCGACCCTGCGCGTGGTGAATCTGTCTACGCAGTGTTTGTGGATGAGTGGGCGTTTTTACCGAATCCCGAGGAGGCGTGGGCTTCTATTGAGCCGATTGCTGATGTTGGTGGGCGAGTGATGGGTCTTAGTACTGCTAATGGGTCGGGTAATTTTTTTCACCAGTTGTGGGTTGGTTCCCAAACGGGAGCCAACAAGTTTGTTGGCATCTTTTATCCGTGGGATGCGGATGGTGAGCGTGGCGAGGATTGGTACGAAGACAAGGCGCGGAATATGGCGCAGTGGCAACTTCACCAAGAGTATCCCCGTAATCCCGAGGAAGCATTTATTAAATCGGGTAATCCTGTATTTGATACGGATATGTTGAATGGGCTTCAGACGATTGAGGCTGAGGTGGGTTATTTTTATGAATATGCGGACGGGTCGTCTTCGTTTATTCCGTCTACGGATGGCGAGTTGTCTATTTGGGAGTTTCCGCAACCTGATGGTGTTTATGTGGTTGGGGCGGATGTTGCCGAAGGATTACAGCACGGCGATTACAGTTCGGCTCACATAATCAACGCCCAGAATGGGCGTGTGGTGGCACATTGGCACGGACATATTGAACCAGACTTGTTTGGTGAGGCTTTGGCTGATTTGGGTTGGTGGTACAATGCGGCGTTGCTGGGTGTTGAAAACAACAACCACGGGCTAACCACCCTGAAGGCTGCTCAACGGGTCGGTTACAAGAATCTGTATCGCACCCGCAGACTTGGCAGTGTTCGTTCTGAGGTTACTGACCAGTTGGGTTGGCGCACTACTACTACTTCTAAGCCGCTTATGATTGATGAACTTGTCGCTGCCGTCCGCAATGGTGATATTGATTTGATTTGTGAGCGTACTATTGCGGAGTTGCGAACATTTGTTCGCAAAGCCAATGGCAGGATGGTTGGTAGTCCATATGATGACCGTACTATTAGTTTGGCTATTGCGGTTCAGATGCTGAAATATGTGTGGTTGCCCGAGTATCAGAACCCGAACAAGGTTCCGAAGAATAGTTTGATGTGGTGGGAAAGCCAGATTATGGGCAATTCCACGGTTCAGCGTGTTCCTTTGGGGGCGCATAACATCAGGAATGACCGCCGCCTCTAGTTTTGGGGAACGAAACCCGCATAAATGTATGAATCTGGTCTGCGAGCAGTGTCAAAAAGAGTTTTTGGTTGACGAATTGCCACGGCGAGGCTCGGTTTGCTTCGGATGCCACATTAAAAGCATCAGATTGGGTTTTCGTCAGGGGCGTGAGGAGTTTCACGGTCCGACGATTCGTGAGCGTCAGGAACAAATTGTTAAAGATGCCAAGATTAATGGCTACAATCCTGAACCAGTTGGGACGCGTTGGGTTTAGTGTATGGACCCCGTCTGGATTCCCGTAATTGTGGCTGTAATTTCGGGTCCGTTGGTTGTGGTGATTCAGAAACTTCGGAAAGAAAACACCCAGCAGCACGCCGAAGGGCGTGCGTTGTTGGAGCGTGTCGCGGACAAGGTGGATTCGGTGGGTCAGAAGTTGGATGAGCATATTGGTTGGCACAAAGGTAGGGGTAAATAGTGGCACGCAAATCCAATAGTGAACGGTTGGCGGTGTACCGCAAGAAACTGGACACCTCCAAGCGTTGGCGCAAGGAAGAAGGTTACGACCAGATTTGGAAGCGGATGAGCGACCTGTATCGGGGTCGTCATTACGAGTATTACAGTGATTCGGACCGACTGCTGGTGAATATTTGTTTTTCAACGGTGAATGTTATCGTCCCCAGCGTGTCGGTTAATTATCCGAAGATTACGGTTAATGCAACTAAACCCGAGCAGGCGGCTGAGGCGATTATTGCTGAGGCTGTTGTCAACTATTGGTGGCGTCATCAGAACATTAAAGAAGAACTTAAGGCTGCTGTTAAAGATATGGTTATCTTTGGGCACGGCTGGGTTAAGGTTGGTTACAGGTATGTTGAGGAAGAAATTTATCCTGAGGGCGAAGACGATTCGGATGGCAACTCTGAGCATCCAGTAACGCCGCAAACGGTTGTTCTTGAGGATGCCCCGTTTGCTGAGCGGGTGTCTTGTTACGATATGTTTGTTGACCCAGATGCAACCTCAATTAAGGATATGCGTTGGATTGCGCAGCGTGTCCGCCGCCCTCTGTCTGAGGTTCGTAGTGACAAGCGTTACAATAAGGCTGCGCGGGAATCGGTTTCGGCGATGGCGGTCAGCCGCTATGCGGATGACCCGTCGGTTCGCAAGATTCGCGACAAAGACGAAGGTTACGCAGAAATTTGGGAGTTTTACGACATCAAGGGTCGGACGATGTCGGTCTTTGCTGAGGGTGGGGACGGGTTTCTTGTAAAGCCGATGCCGATGCCATATTCGTTTGGGCATCCGTTTGTGATGTTGCGCGATTATGATGTTCCAGACCAGTTTTATCCGTTGGGTGAACTTGAGGCTATTGAGCCGCTACAGAAAGAGTTGAATGAAACTCGCACCCAGATGATGAATCACCGCAAGCGGTTTGCCCGTAAATGGTTGTACAAGGAGTCGGCGTTTGACCAGTTGGGTCGTACGGCTTTGGAGTCCGATGAGGACAATGTGATGGTTCCTGTGGTTGGAGATGACGCATTGGGGAATGTCATTGCGCCTATGCCAGCCGTAATTAACCCGCCTGATTTCTACAATCAGTCTAATGTGATTACGGCAGATATTGACCGTGTTTCGGGTGTTTCGGAGTTTATGCGTGGCGGCGTATCGGAAATACGCCGCACTGCTACCGAGTCGGCTTTGCTTCAGGACGCCGCAAACGCTAGAACTGCCGATAAGTTGGCTACGGTTGAGCGTGCTATGGCGGAGGTTGGTCGCCGTTTGTTGAAGTTGGCTCAACAGTTTATGACTGGAGAACAGGTTGCCCGTATTACATCCAAGAACGGTGACCCTGTTTGGATTAAATATGACCGCGACTATTTGGCTGGCGATTTTGACTTTGAGGTGGTCGGCGGCTCTACGCAACCCGTGAATGAGTCGTTCCGCCGTCAGACCGCTCTCCAGATTGTGGATGCGATGAGTCCGTTTGCTGCTGCTGGTGTGGTGGATATGGGCAAACTTGCGGCTTATGTGTTGCAGTTTGGATTTGGCGTTAAGTCGCCTGAACAGTTTATGCAGTCTGCTCCGCCCCCTCAACCACCTGCGGGGCAGGCTGCTTTGTCTATGCCGATGGGCGCTGGCGGAGTTCCGATTCCGCCCGCCCAAAATCCGACAGTTCCTCAGCAGGCTGAGGCTGGTATGGCTGGTTTTGAGGGGTCGCTAGAAGCCTAGGGAACAGCCTAGTTCTATGGTAGAGCAACCATTTAGGACTCTGGGAGATAAATATGAGCGATGAAATCGCAGTGCAGTCGGATGTGGACACCCAAGCGGGTGCAACCGAAGTAGCAGAGACAGCACAGGGGGGCGCAGAAACACCGATTCTGTCGGTTGACGAGTACGCAAATTATGTTGTACCTGTCAAGGTGGACGGTGAGGAACTGCAAGTTCCGCTTTCTGAAGCGTTGAGCGGTTATCAGCGGCAGGCTGATTACACTCGGAAGACGCAGGAGTTGGCTGAGCAGCGGCAACAGGTTGAGTTTGCTGCGGCTATCCAGTCCGCGTTGGAGCGTAATCCCGAGGCGACCATTGACCTACTTTCTAGGCATTATGGTATTTCTCGGCAGCAGGCGGCTGATATGGTTAACGAGTCTGTGGCAGATGAGCCGCTGGACCCGATTGACCAGAAGTTCCGAGATATGGAGCAGCGTGTTGCTTCGTTTGAGGAATACCAGTCTCAGCAGCAGATTGAGCGAGAAATTGCGGGTCTGCAAAGCAAATACAGCGATTTTGATGTAGCCGAAGTGGTTAACACCGCCCTACGGCTCGGCTCAACAGACCTTGAAGGTACCTACAAGCAGATTATGTTTGACAAAATGATGAACCGTCAGCGTCTGGAAGCGGAAGCACAGAAGAAGAAGCAGGAAACCGAGAACGCGGTTGTCGCAGCAAAGCGCCAAGCCGCAGTGGTTTCTGGTGGTTCTAACCCTAGTGCATCGGCAACCAGCGAAGGCGCAACACCTATTACAAACATACAAGACGCGTGGGCTGCCGCCAAGCGTCAACTAGGTGCGAACTAACAAACAACTACAAACTTTTTCCTAGGAGGATAAAGTGTCTAACCCAAATTTTGATGCGTTGCTTTCAACGACGCTCGCCAACTATCGTGACCAACTCACGGACAATGTGTTCACGGCTCGCCCGCTGACCTTTTTCCTTCAGGACCGTGGTCGCATCCGTATGCTCAATGGCGGCACCAAGATTGTTGAGCCGCTAATTTACGGCACCAACAGCACCGTCGCCTCGTACAGCGGCTACGACTCGCTGTCGCTGACCCCGCAGAGCGGCATCACTGCCGCCGAGTACGACTGGAAGCAGTACGCTGCCTCCATCAGCATCTCGGGCATTGAGGAAGCCAAGAACCAAGGCGAGCAGGAAATCATTAACCTGCTGGAAGCCAAGATTATGCAGGCTGAGGAATCGCTGCGCGAAGGCTTCAACCAGATGTTCTTCGGTGACGGAACTGGCAACAGCGGCAAGGACTGGAACGGTCTCGGCAACATCGTTGAGGCTTCTGGCACCGTCGGTGGCATCAACCGTGCGACCTCGGGCAACGAGTACTGGCGCTCCTATGAGGAGAACACCGCCACGGCACTCACGCTTGCTCAGATGGCGACCGCTTACAACACCGTGTCGGTTGGCAATGACCACCCCGATATGATTCTCACGACTCAGACCCTGTTTGAGAAGTATGAGGCTCTGTTGGTCCCGAACCTTCGTTACACCGACACCAAGACGGCAGATGCTGGTTTCCAGAACCTGCTGTACAAGGCTGCTCCTGTGGTGTACGATGTGCATTGCACCGCTGGTGTTATGTACTTCCTGAACAGCAAGTACCTGACCCTCGTTGGTCACTCGGGCAAGTGGTTCGCTCAGACGCAGTTCGTGTCCCCTGAGGATGTGGATGCGCGTTACGCACTGATTCTTTGCTACGGCAACCTTACTTGCCGCAACGCGAAGAAGCAGGGCAAACTGACGGCGAAGACCGCCTAATAGAACAGTCAAGGTAATGGTGGCGGGGGATGAAGCCCCCGCCACCAAAGCCACAACTAACAAGGAGTAATTAAAATGCCACTTAAGGCTAATGACACAGACGGTGCAGTAACTCGCAAGCGTGTAGAGGCGTATGTCGCGGCTCGTGAAGGCGTGACGGAAGTTGCGCTTAGCGATGCGGCTGCTACTTTGACCGCTGCTCAACTGCTCAACAGCAAGGTTTTCGTCCAGACCCCTACGGCTGCTCGCACGCTGACCACCGCCACGGCGGCGCTCATCGTTGCTGCGCTCACGGATGAAGTGACGGGCACCTCGTTTGAGTTCACCATCGTGAACAAGGCTGCCGAGACGCACGCAATTACGCTTGCTGGCGGCACTTCGGTCACGATTGAAGGCTCGGCTGCGGTTGCCGCAGCGTCGTCGGGAACTTTCCTCGGAGTCGTTCAGTCAGACGGTTCCGTGAAGGTGTACCGCAAGTAATAACGCTTTTGGGTGGCGGGGATAAAGCCCCGCCACCCGAAGTTACTTAGGAGTATTATGCCACAGGTTAACGGCAAGAAGTTTCCGTACACATCGGCTGGTATGGCGGCTGCTGCCGCCTATCGCAAGATGTCCAAGAAGGACGACGAAAAGCCGTTTAATCAGCGTAATCAACTTAAGATTACGAAAGAAGAAGTGTTGCGGGATATCCCTCAGCCGCGAAGCGGTGAAACTCAACGGGATTTTGTTGAGGGTCAACTTGGTGCTTTGGATGAGGGTGAGCGTGGTGTGCTTAATCAAACCAATAGTAAGATTGCGCGCAAGTTTTTGGTTGAGTTTTACCGCCAGTGGCGTGCGAAGCAGGTTGGCGCTAAACGCGGAATGAAGATGCGCTAATGGCTGGGCGTCAAAATTTGGATGACATCATTCGGGATGCCATTATGCGAAGCAAGAACAGCGAACGCAAATTTGCTGAATTGCCAGCAAAAGTGCGTATTAAGCGACGGATGCAGCAGCGCGGCTTGCTTTCCAATCCTTATGATTATTGGGGTAAGCCAACTATGGGGGAGTTTGCTAACTCGCCTCGTCGCCGTAGACCGCTAGATAAATATGAAAGCAAGACATTGCCCAAAAAGAAGAAGACACGCTGATGGCTAAGAAGCGTGCTATTGCCGATGTGGCACGCCCAGCGGGCTTTTGGGATGATGCCGCTAAGCAAATTGCGAAGGCGACTGCGCCTCAGGCGAAGAAGTTGGGTACGCAGTTTGCGCGTACCGCAACCAAGCGCCGTGAAATGAAAAAGACTGCGCGGATGGCTGCGAAGCATATGGAGATTATGAAGAAGTCGGGTCAAAGGTGGGGTGGGGGCAAATAATGGCTAAGGCGCGTAAACCTGCTATTGAGTTGGGCGGCTATGACATTAGCGAGGCGCGTCGTCGTCACGCCCGCGGGAAACAGTTGCGTGGTGAAAGCCCGAAGCATCCGTGGCGTATTCAGATGAAGCGTGAAATGGCTAAGGATACGGAGTATGGGCGTCGTGTTCGCGCCAAGCGTGCCGAGGGGTACACGATTTATGAGGACGCTTCTATCGGAAAGCCTAAGCGGACCCGTGGCAAAGGGGCGTAAGCGTCGTGGCTAAGGGTCGCAAACCCGCTATTGAATTGGCTGGTCGCAGCAATCCCAAATCGCCTTTGGATGATGCCGCCAAGTGGCTTGCCAAGCAGGGCGGCAAGCAACTAAAGAAAGCGGATATTCAACACATCAAGCGTTATGCCCGTGGCATTGGTTGGTCTGGAAACTTTGAGAAGCGTGGTCTTGCTGATGCAGTGGAAAGGCGTGTTGTCAACAATTACACCCGTGACAGTTTGACAAAAACTGGCAAAAATACTGGCAGTCGCAGATTGCAAGCCAATGGCGTTCCACGAAAAATATCTAATAAGAAATCCGACAAACTTGCTGAACATAAACTGGAAATGTATTACAAAAAGCAAGACAAATATGCTCGGACCTATGGCGACTCAAGGGGACCGCACGACAGGTTTTTTTCGGAAATGCCGAGTGGTCGTGCGCCACGCAAAGAGTTCAATCGCCGTATGAACTCTGCTTGGCGAGCGGAAGTTGAGATTGGTCGCAAGCAGGGAGCCAAAAACTACAAGGCAACCAAGCGTGCATTAACCCCTAAGGCAAAAGTTCCAAAAAAGAAATAGTTATGGCTAAGGGGCGTAAGCCGCAGTTTTCTGCGGATGATTTGATGAAGTACCTTCGCGCCATTCAACAGATGGTTGCTGGCTCCGAGGACCGTTATGTGTCTTCGCCACAATTACAGAATGCCGAATATTTGGTTCGTGAGGGTATTAATTATGCGACTCCGTTTACGGGTGAGGAATTGGGGCGTTTAGCCAGCAAGGGTCCAGACCAAGGGCATCTTGCCAGTTTGGCTTTGTATGCTTCTTTGATGCGTGCCAATAAGATTCCCGCAGCGGTTAAGGGTGCGATTCGTTCTTACAGGGGAACAAAAGACTTATTTAGAGGAGCGGGTATGTCGCCCAATAGGGCGAAAATGCCTGCTGCTAGGAATATGGAGATGTTCAGGGAGTAATTATGGCTAAGCCGAAACCGCGTAAGCGTAAGCGCAATATTCCAGATGAAGTGTTTAAGAAGATGTCTGGGTTTGAGCGTGCTGAAGCGCAGCGTCAGGCTGGCATTAAGCGTGGTGAGCGTAAGGCTGGGAGAATTGCTGGGCGTTCGTTTTATGCGGATGCTGCTAAGAGCCGTCAGGGTGAAGCCAAGGGTTTGCGTAGCAAGGGTTCTAAGTATGTTGCGCGGTTTAATGACCCGATTAATGTTTTGCGTGAGGGCGGGAAAGAGATTGAGTCTTTTAATAGGCGCCGTTTGACTTCTCGTATGGAGAAGGGTAAGCCTGTTTTGATTGCTGGTGGCGAAGAGCGTATGAAGACTTTGCGTTCGTTGATTCAGGATGTGATTAAGCAGGCGGATAGTAAGGCGGCTAAGAATGCTGCCCGTAAGGCTCTTAGGGCTGCTAAGCGTCTAAAGTAGTTGCATTTTGGGGGTTTCGGGAACGAAACCCCCATTTGTGATGAATAACAAGCCTGTTCACGCGCAAGCCTATTATGGAACCCCTGTTGGGGGGCAACGACAGACGCTGATTGCTGAGGTTGGGGTGCAGGCTGGTGGTGTCCCGTATGAGGGTGAGGTGGCGTCTGTGGTGCCGCCTGTGAAGCCGCAAGGGCGTAAAGCAGCCAAATCTAAGGGGGTCTAGGTATGGCTTACCAGACGATGACGGCGACCGTGTTGCGGTCAACTGTTCGTGACATTGTGGATTTGGATGCTGATGATTTGCCTGACAGTTTGTTGAATTTGTACATTCGGGATGGCTATTACAGGATTTTGGACCTTGAGAAGCGTTGGGGTTGGTTGGAGACGACTTTTACTTTTAATACGATAACGAACCAGAGGGCGTACACGATTTCGGCGTTTACGGCTGACCCGATTTCTCAGGTTGTTTCTATTGTGGACAATGTGGGTGTGGGTGCGCGGTTGGATATGGTTGGTTACGATATGGCTGAGCAGACTTACATTGGGTCGTATGACACTAGTGGTGACCCGTTGTTTTATGCGGTGTGGAATGGGCAGATTCATTTGTTTCCGAAGCCGAATAATGCGCGTGCTTTGGTGGTGCGGGCGTATCGTGAGCCGATTGATTGGCAGACTACTGGTGGCGCTGTTGATGCTGCCCCGTCTTTGCATTTTCCGTTGGCGTATTATGCGTGTAGCCGTATTTATCAGAAACTTGAGGATGCGCAGATGGCGTCGGTGTACAAGCAGGCGTTTGATGAGGGTGTTGCGTTGGCGCGTCAAAACATTATGAAGCCGACTAGTCACGGGCAGTTGATTATGGCGCACGGTCAGACGAAGGGTCGTCCGACTTTTAATGGGTGGGTTAACAGGCTGGGTCGCCAGTTGGGTGATTGATGTCGTCGCTTCAGATTTATCAGCAGCAGGATTTTACTGGCGGGTTGAATTTTCGCGCTGACCAGTTTCAGTTGGCTGATAATGAGTCTCCGAATATGTTGAATGTGGAAATTGACCCGCGTGGTGGTGTATTTAGCCGTGGCGGCTATGAGCGCATTAATACGACCGCTGTTAGTGGTACTTGGTCGCCGAAGCGGCTGCACCAGTTTACTGGTGCGACGCCGCGAATAATGTTGACGACTGGCGCAAAAGTTTATCATTCAACTGGCGGCGACTTTAGTGTGCTTCAATTTTCTGCTGGCAATGACATTGCTGTGTCGTACACGCACGGTGCGTCCTTTGCGAACTGGGGTACGGATTTGTACATCGCAACTGGTATGGGTGGTGCTGGTTCCTACAGTTGGGTTACGACAAACACTTATGCAACAGCAATTAATGTGTTAACAACTTCGCATTGGAACAACAACTACAACAGTCCTGGGTCTAATTATTTCCCCAAGGCGAATTTGTTGGCTGTTCACGCAAACAAAATGTTTGCGGCTGGTGTCCACATCAATGGTACGGATTACCCAAATAGGTTGCATTGGTCGCACGAAGATTCGCCGAAAGATTGGGCTGAAAACGATTACATTGATATTGTTGGTGGTGGAAACGGTATTACTGGTTTGGCTGTTGTTGCGGGTTCGCTGGTGATTTTTAAGCCGTCTTCCACATACATTCTTTTGGGTTACGATTCTGACGATTTTAGGTTGGTTCAGTTGTCTTCGCATTTGGGGTGTCCGCATCCGTTGGCGATGGCGACTTCGGATACTGCCGTGTTTTTTTACAGTAACCCTGAGGGTTTGTATTTGTTTGATGGGTCTCGTTTGATGGATTTGTTTGGGAATATCCGCCCTGCGGCGGATTTGGGTGCGTTTAATTTGTCTGCTCCTGCGGCGGTTACTTTGTCGTGGGTGGGGCATCGTCTGTGGATGTCTGCCCCGTACAGCAAAGACACGACGGTGACGCAGCCTAAGGTTAATTTTGTGTTTGACCAAACAATTGGTCGCGGCGGTTCGTTTACGATGTTTCAATCTGCTGACGAATTTGGTTTGGTGGGTGGCTGCGATTATGTGGATTCGTCGGATAATAATATTTATTTGATGATTCACCCGACGCAGCCGAGGGTGTTGCAGGTTGATAAGTATTCTTTGGATTCCGACAATATTACTGGCACTCCAGCAACTTTTGTTAGTTATTACAGGACGAAATGGTTTGATGGTGGTTCGTACATTCAGAATAAAATGTTTCGCCGCCCCGACATCGTCACAAAAGAACCGTCCACTAGCACCGTGATTAATGTGAAGGTGTACCACAATTTTGAGGAGGGTGACGGTACTGAGCGGAAGAATTTTGATTTGACTTTGACCCCGTCGGCTGCTGGCATTATTTGGGGTACTGGATTATGGGGTGATTCGTGGGGGTCTGGTGTGGCTAGTTCTGTCGTGTTGACGGGCAGGAATTTGGGGTTGGCGCGTTGTGTCCAACTTCAATTTACTGGTCCAGCGGGACAGTTTTGGGGCATAAACAGTATCGGTTACAAGTATCAAGGCAGGAGAGTAAAAGGCTAATATGGCGACTTTAACGATTCCAAACACATTCATTAACGGAACGACGGCTGTCGCTACGGAGGTTAACGCCAACTTTACGGCGGTTAAGACTTTCGTGGAGGGTATTGCTGCGGGCACAAATATTGATGATGGCGCAATCACATATTCCAAATTGGATGCGAATGTGGCGTCGCAGTTGGCTGCTGGCGATTCTGTTGCGGTTGTTATTGGTTCGCAGGTGTTTTCCTGATGGAACAGTCGTTTCAGTTGCCTTCGTTGAACGCGCTTGTCTCTGCTGACAAGGATGTGTTGCGGATGATTTTTAAGATGTTGGCTGCTGAGATTAATGAGTTGCGACGCGAAGTTGATGTGTTGCAGACCGAAGCCCGTAGGGGCAGGGGGTACTGATTATGGCTGAGGGTTTGGCTGCGGCGCGTGCGCGCCGTCAACGGCTTTCTGAATCGCTTGCTAATCAGCAGGCAGCGTTTATGGGGCAGATGCGCGGTGCGCGTCGCACCGCAGATATTCAGCGTGTTGCCGCGGAGTCGTTTCGTCCTATGCAGGCGCAGTATGGTCGGCGTGGGTTTGGTGGACCGAATGTTAAGACTGGTGTTAGGCGGGCTGGGTTGGCGAAGTATGCGGAGACAGTTCAGCGGGAGTTGGGTCGGGAGACGGAGAATCTTCAGACTGAGTTGAATAATATTGCGGCTACTGAGGCTGCCCAGCAGGCGTCGTTGGATTCGTATCTGAATGAACTTCAGTTGTCTAAGGCTCAGCAGATTATGGCTGATGCGGCTGCTTTGCGTGAGTTTCAGGGCTTCTAGGAACAAAGTCGGTATTGGTGATGGCTAGGCAGGGCGGCAAGGGCGGCAACAGGGTGCCCGTAGACCAGTTAACGCCTGAGCAGTTGAAGGCTTTTCAGGCTCGGTTGGGGTTGCAGGAGCGGGCTATGGAGATGGCTCAGGCTCAGGCTGACCGCGAATATGAAGCATATTTGCGCCGTATTCAGCAGCAGCAAGATGCTGCCGAAATGGCGCGACAAGCAGAAATTGAGGATGCTACTAGGGCGGCGCAGTTTGCTGCGTTGCAGAATGTTGCAAATATTTACGGTGCGCGGCAACAGGACATTCAGGGTCAGACTGCGAATGTGGTTAAGCAGTATGAGGACCAGTTGGCTGCTTTGCGGGCGTCGTTTGATACTGAGTCTGCTCAGGTGCAAAAAGCGTACGAGGACCAACTGGCTGGGTTAAAGCGTCGTTCTGGTGAGACTGCTTCTGCTTTTGCCGCTCGTAAGCAGGCGGTTGATTCGTCGTTTGGGAATATGATTTCTGGTTTGCAAAATCAGTTTGATGCTCAGGCTGCGCAGATTGAGCAGCAGCGTGCCGAGTCGTTGGCTCAGTTGGAGCAGGGGATTGCGCGTGGGCAGTCAACGATTAGTGAGTCTGAGGCTGCGTTGTTGCGGGATTTGGTTGGTTCTCAGGCATATTCTGAGGCTCCATTGGTGGAGTTGGGTCAGATTCAGAATCCGTTGGCGGCTGGGTTGGCTGCCGAGGGTGCGTCTATGGCTGGTGTGCAGGGTGAGTCGGAGCAGGCGCGTCAGGCTGCGGCGCAGTTGGCTGCTTTGTCGCGTGGTGCGATGCGTCAGTTGAATGTTGGTGAGGAGAATTATTTGCGGGCGCTTCAGAATGCTGGCAGGTTTGCGGCTGCTCAGTCGCGTCAAGATTTGGCTGTGCGTGGGGCAACAATTGGTCAGGGTATTCGTTCTCGGTTTGACGAGTTGGCTAATCAGGTTGCGATGAGCCGTTTGGCGTCTATTCAGCAGGCTGAGGCTCAGCGTCAAGCAGAGTTGGGTGCTTTGGGTGAGCGTGAGTTTGCTGCGATGGGCGAGTTGGATGCGTCCACTGCCGCAACGCAGTTGGCTGCGCTTCAGGCGCAGCAGGCTGCCGCTAGGGAGCGTGAGGATGCTCTGCGTCGGGCACAGGAGCAGGCTCTTGGTGTGCGATTGGGCTTGCAGGAGGATGCCGCGGCTGCGGCTGCTAAGGCTGCTGAGGCAAGAGCGCAGGCTGCTTCGTTTGAGCCGATTGTGCGTACGACACCGATGCCTGTGGTCCCTGAGCCGACTTTTGATTATGCGAAACAGTTGGAGGATGCCCGTCTTGCGGCGTTGGCAAACCTTCGTTCTGCGTTGCCACAAGCACAAACGCCGCCAGTAGTGACGACTCCTTCTACTGTCACAAAGACGGGCAAGAAAGGGACCAAACGGGTTTCTGACCCGTTTGCTGGAACATCGTACATTCCTAACGAAATGTACTGATTATGGCTGTTTACGGCAGCCCATTTAGAGCGGGCGCTCCCCGCCCGCAGGCTCCTGAGCCGCCGAAAGATGATGCGGCACGCAAACAAGAAGAATACAAGAATGCTGTCGCTGCCGCCGAGAAAGCGGTTGCTCGCATCAAGGCGTCGGGGACGATGTCTGCTGATGAAAAAGAGCGGGCGATTGACCAAGTTTACAAGTTGTTGAATGAGGGGTATCCCGTCGGCAAGTCGCCGACGCAGGATACTGGTTGGTGGGGTCGTGTTAAAAAGGGTGCGAAGCAGGCTGTTGGTGGTGTTATTGCCCCGTTTGCGCCAGACCCGATAAAGGAAAAGATTTATGATTACACGCTTGGTTTGGTGCCTCGTGCTGGCTCGGCAGTTATTGAGGAAATAGCGCAGACACAGGTTGCGCGTGGCAGGTCGCCGTATCGTCCGTTTGTTCCGCCTGTTGCGCGGCTTGGCGCGCAGGCGGCTGGTAAGGCAATTGAGGTGACTCGCGGCGAGTCTGATTTGACGCGTCGTTTGCAGGGCGAGTTGACGCAACGCGAGAAAGATATTTTTGCAGCAGTGTCGGCAATTGAGAAGGAACCGATTACGGGTTCTATTAAAGATGTGGTTAAGAAGACGATGGACCCGTCTTACAATTTCCGTGAATCAGCCATTAATAAGGCTGTTGCGAAGATTAATCCTTTTCTTGGTTTTGCGACAGAGTTGGGTGTTTCTATTGCTGTTGACCCGATGACTTATGTGACTGGTGTTGGTAATGTGAAATATGTTGGTCGTGCGGGCAAGTTGGCACTTGCCCAACGGTTTGCAACCAAGGAAATGACAACTAAGTATCCGCAACTGTTGGGGCGTTACAACGACATTGTTCGTTATGGTCAGCACGCACCAATTGAGGGATTTGCCGAAATTCTTAAGGGTGAAGGTATTGAGACTGGTGTCCGTATTTTGGGGCAGGTTGTTCGGGGTACGGACCAGATTGCGGCACCTGTTGGGCGTCAGATGTCTGCGTCTTGGGAAAAGGTGATGGATATTGCAACAAAGGTTGGCAGGGAGACTTTGGGTGCTTCGTTGTCTCCGCGGAGCCGTGCGTTTATGCAGGATGTTGGGCGCAGGACGGCTGGCAAGTACCGTCTGACCGAGGAGGATGCGTTAAAGAATATTGCGAACTGGTCGGCGCGGCAGTTTAGCCGCGGGCAAACCCCGTATCAGTTTAATCGTTTTTATTCGCAGATTCAGGATACTTTGCGTGAGGCGCGTGAGGCTGGTCTGGAGGACCAGATTGCGGATTTGGCGGAACGGGCAAACCCGTATTCGTTTTCGGGTGGTGTGGCGTTTTCGCGGTTGGATGAAACTCAGCAGCGTCTGGTCAGGAATTATGTTGATTGGCAGCGTGGTGTTTATGCGGACACTGAAAGTGTTTACAAGAAGTTTGGTGTTGACTTTGGTTCTGATGTGCCAGATTTTTCGTGGATTGACAATTATGTTTTTCACAAGATGTCTCGTGAGGCGACAGATTGGTTTGCCAAGAACGAGGGATTGGCTCGGGGTCGCGGATGGTTCCGCGACGCCGATTTGGATGCCGCGGACATTACGGATGTGTCTGCGCCGTTGCGGTACCGCAAGTTGCGTGCGCCACAGGTTCTTCCCGACGGAACAATCAAATATGAAACCTTTATGGGTGAGCAGGTTCGTGAGGGAACCATCAAAGAATTGAACGAAATTTTTAGGCGTGTCAGCGGTGCTGACATCAATTTCTTTGAGACGAACATTGACAGCATTGCGCAGTCGTATGCGTACAGTATGGCGAAGATGCGTGGTCGCGAAGCGTATGTGCGTCGGTTGATTGAATATGGGGATGCTGCGGCTGCGCCGCTGCTTTACAAGACGATTCCTGACCCGAGGTTGGCGGCTGAGTCAAAGAAGGTTTTGGATGACGCGATTAAAGCGCGTGACTCTGTTCGTGCCCGTATGGGGCGTCGTATGGTTGGTATCCGTGAGGTAGTCAAGCGCGGCATCAAGGATGCCGAGGACATCATAAACGGCAACCTGCGACAAACCCAGATGAACCAGAGGGCTACGGATGCGACTATTGAACGGTTGACCAAACTTGAGGATGCGTTGAAGAATTTGCGGCAGCAGGCAGCAAATCTGGAGGCGCATAAACGGGGCGAGTTTGATGTTGTCCACGCCGCTTTGTTGACGGACATTACCAATTTGCGTAATGCTTTGGCGAATGGGACCGCTGAACTTGATGAGATTCGTTTGGGTCTTCAGACCACTTACAGGACGATGTATCCGAATGCCGTGAAGGTTCCTGACGATATTGATGTTTTGGCTGACAGGATTGTGGCGGCGCGTGGAGTGCCTGCGGCGCGTGAGGTGCGTGAAATTAATGTGCGTTTGGCGGAGATTCGTACACAGTTGGATTCTTTGGCTGTGGGTTCGCCAGAGTATCAGCAGTTGGCTGATGAGATGGCTCGTCTCAAGGATGTGGATAACGGGTTCCGTGTGATGGCTGAGTATCGGGCGGCGCAGGATTATGCGCCCGATAACGGTTTCTTGTACATTACGGGTCGCGAGATGGCGGAGACGGATGAGATGCAGATTCCGTTTAAGACTTTGCGCACTTCCGCTAGCGGGTTCCCCGATAAGGCTGATGTGTTGGGTGTGCGCGTGTTTGGCAACGATGAGATTTTGGATTTCAGGACACCGCGTGGTATTTCTCAGGTGTTTGGGCGCAACGATTTTGGTGATGGGCTGGTTGACCAGTTGCGGATGTTGGGTGTTGATACGGAGCCGTTGGAGACGGGTTTGGATATGATTCGGGCGACAATGCCTATTGACCCCGAGTTTGAGCAGGCGTTCCCTGAGTTGGCTGATTTGTTGAAGTTGATGGAGGGGAATACCAGTCGGGATATTTTGGCGACTGGTGACCCGAATTTGGTGAAGCAGATTTATGAGGAGAATGTTGACCTGATTACGGGTTTGTTGGTGCGTTTGGGTACGCCAAACGCTGACCAAGTTGCGCGGCAAATTGTGGATGGTGCTTTGGGTTATGTTGCGAAGGTGGCGGACGAAACGAATACGGGTCGTGGGATTGTGTTGCCTGCGAATTTGTTTGATGATGCCGCCGAGGTTGATGATGTCGTTGTGATTTTGGCTCCGCGTGTGGTGTTGGAGCCGACGAAGTCGGTGACTGGTTCGGTTCAGGATGCTTCAAGTCCGCTTATTGATGCGTTGATGCGTACGGATGCGGAGTCTGCGCTTGGTGCCGCCCGTGGGCGGCTGAATCAGGTTGCTTCTCGCAAGGCGGAGATTGATGATACTGTGACTGCGTTGAAGCAGGAGATGTCGCGTTTGCAGAGCCGTAAGGGCGGGTTGAAGTCGGCGACGACAAAGCGGAAGAATGCGGCGGCGCTGGCGAAAGAAAAGGCTGGTGAGGCGCGTAATTTGCCGCGTGAAATTGTGTTGGGTGGTAAGCCGCGTCAGATGACGCTTGGTGAGATTGATAAGAATCTGAATGCGTTGACTGCTTCTGAGGCTCGGTTGCGGGCGAATATGGAACGGACTTTGGTGCGTGAGCGTGCCGCCTTAAAGGAAGGCGGGTTGACTCTCAGGGGTACTGAGGCAAAGTTGGCGCAGAATCAGGAGCGGTTGCGCGTATTGTTTGATGAGGCGTCTGCGTTGCTGGCGTGGGATTATGGCACTGGGATGATGGTGCGTGATGAGATTGCGACGGCAATTGACGCTATTGCGTCAATGCCGCCGACTGGTTTGGGGATTGAGGCGTCGCGGAACTGGATTGCTGGTGTTCAGCGGGCGGTGAACTCGGGGAATCTGATTCAAGACCCGTCGCTACGGACGGCGTACGAGCGGTTGATGCGTTTGTCTGCGTTTGATGAATGGAACTTGGCTACCGCCGAGGAGGGTTTGGCTTTTGCCAAGAGTGAATACGACGCGATTATGTCGGGCAAGTTGGGTGGCTTATTGGCGAAAGCAGAAGACAGGGTGTTTGAGGGGTGGGAGGCGATTGCTGGGTTGGGTGTTCAGATTCCCAAAGAGGTTTTGGATGTGTGGAAGCCGAACATTCAGAAGATTTTGGCGAAGCAAAACCGCGGGGCGGTACTCAAAGGGTTGGGTTATCTCAACAGGTTCTTTAAGACTTATGCGATTGGCACTGTCGGATATGTGGTTCGCAACTTGTACAGCGCATTGTTTATGAATGCGGTCGCTGGTGTCTCTGCTGATGCGATGGAGCAGGGTTGGAAGGCGATGTGGTATTACAACAAGTATGGTGCTGGGCGCTGGTTAGATGAGATGGGTTTGACGGGGTTGGAGCGCACACAGTTTGAGCAGGCTATGAAGGCTGTGGAGGCAAGCGGTCGGCGTGGTTTGTTTACGGAGTTGGCTGAGCCTGTGACGCGTGGGACGCGTCGCGAAAAGATTTTGGCTACATTGATTGACAACCCGTACACGAAAGCATTGCGGGCATCCAATACGCGTGTTGAGGATGCGGTGCGGTTCCCGTTGGCGCTTCAATCAATTCGCAATGGGGACGATTATGTTGGCGCGTCACAGTTGGTGACGCGTTACCATTTCAATTATGAGGACTTGTCGGATATTGACGAGTTTGCGTTGAAGTTTATCCCGTTCTGGATTTGGACCACCCGTAACCTGCCGAATCAGTTGGCTAACCAGTGGATGCGTCCGCAGGTGTATTCGTTCTGGGAGAATGTGCAGGAGTCGTTGCCGACGGATGACACGATTTTGATGCCGAACTGGCAGCGGGAATATGAGCCGTTGAGTTTGGCGCGGTTTGGTCGCCCAGATATTTTGATTCGCCCCGACTTGCCGCATCAACGGTTGATTAAGTCAATACAACAGTTTACAACTCCGAGCAAACTTGTTGGGTCTGCGTATCCGATTTACAAGTTGCCGATTGAGTTTATGGCTGAACGAAATCTTGCTTTGGGCATCCCTTTCAGGGATGAGCCGCGCAAAGCAGAAGGCTTTGACAGGATTGTTGCGGAGTTGGTTGGTGTGACTCCAATGGAGAACAGGTGGGCGCCTGAAGTTCGTGTTTCTGCTGACCAGTCGGAGCGTATGATTACGGAATTCCCGTCGTATGCGGCGGGCAACTTGTTCCCGTTGATTGCCCAATTGCAGCGAATTACGGGCGGAGAGTTGGGTGGCAAAGAGTCGTACAAGGACCGCCAGTTGGCGGCGATTTCAACCTTCTTTGGTTTGCCTTTGGATTTTGTTACCGAGCGTATGCAAGGTTCTGAGGCGGTGGGTCGCAAGTTTAACATAAACGATTACACGGATTTGTTGAAGCGTCTCGGATTAATTCAGGGTGCCGAGGAGTTCAACAAACAAGAGGGTATGCCGAGCCGTATTGCGAAACGAAAGAACATTGAGCGTCGCGCTGAGGAACGCGCTACCGCCAAACAGGAATCAGAGACGGAGGCGGCAAGAGTCGCTAGGCAGAAAGCAAGCGACAACGCAAAACTTCAGGTCGCTGAGAAGAAGTACGGCAAGGATTCCAAGGAGTACAAGGCTGTTAAGGATGAGATTGCGGCGCGTAAGAAGCGTGAGCGTGAGCAGGCATCCAAGGAACGCCGTGCCGCAGAGGTGGAGGAGAATCCGATTAAAATGTCAGGAGATGAATGATGGCTGAGAACAAGACTCGTTTTCACGATTGGCAGAAGCCTGTGGCGGCTGATTATGTTCGGTTCCGCAAAGCGTCACCGAATTTGGTTGCCATCAATGATGCGTTGGTGAAGCGGTGGGGTGGGACGAATGTGGGCATATTTGTTAAGCGTCCGATTCGGCACGGGACTGCGCCGAGTTCGCATTCGTTTGGTGCGGCATTGGATTGGCGGTATGGGGATACTGTTGGGCATAGACAGCGGGTTGTGGATGAGGTGTTGCCGTGGTTGATTGAGAACTCGGAGGAACTCGGTATTCAGGCTATTCACGACTACTACGGGTGCCGTATTTGGCGTTCGGTTCGTGAGGGTGGTCGCCGTGGTTGGAAAGCGCAGACCGAAAAAAATGAGATGGGTGCGTCGTGGGCGCGTTGGTTGCATATTGAGACAACCAAAAAAGATTGGGGCAACAACACCCGTGTTGATGAACGACTCCGTTGAGGTTTGTCACTGCCTAAAGAACAAAAGCGTCCCGCATTCGCGGGATGTGTATTGTGACCAGTTGGAGGACGAGGATGACGACGATTAGTCGTCGTCTCGCTTCAGGGCGCGTTTTAGTTCGCGCATAATTTTCCCGTATTCTGCCAGACATAAAGCCGTGGCGAGTTCGTCGCCACGGATTGCGGCGTCCCACAGGGCGACAACTTCTTTGGCGTCGCCACGGGAGATGACGAATTCCATAATGTATCCTGCGTCCGCATCGCGGATGATGCCCGAGAATCGGGCGGACATTTCCGCTAAATCTTCGGGGCTTATGAACGAATCGTCGTCGTCGTTGTCACGAATCATTTTTCTCCCCTGTGTTTCTTTAATGCGGCGATACTCAACTTTGCTTGTTCCAAGTCGGCGACCCGCGCCATAGGCAACACGGGCTTTGCTTCTGCGATTATTGCGTCCAGCACGGCGCAGAATGTGTCCAAGTCTGCGACGAAACATTCAGGAGTTTTGCTTATTTTGTTGTTTGATTGCTTCATAAATCCTTGCCGCAGTCTGTGATGTTTGTTCGTCAAATCCCTGAATGTGTACCGTCAGCACACCCACGATGGCGAGTATGGTTGCGATAATAAACTCGTCATCAATCTTGATTTGGGCGTTCCCGAAAGAGTATTCTTTGCCTGTTTCGCCGTACTTATCGGACATAATCGGCGTCCTCCAGCGGCAGATAGAAGGTTTCTTTATCCAACATCAGGGCGATTACTGCGTAGCCGATGATGTCCGTGTAGGTGTCCACTATCGTTTCGTCTTTGACTGCGTTCTGTTCCCGTTTGAGCAGGTTGTCTGCGCGAGCGATTTTGTCGCAGATTCTGACGGCTACACCAATCATCCCGAAGTTGTCTATGTTTTTGTGTCCGTAGTCGTGTTGCTTGCGGCACAGCAAACTGTGTAGTTCCTCGTAGTCCACGGGATAGCCGAGCGCACCCAAGGTGCGCAGGGCGATTACGGCGGCGTGACTCATTGCCCCGACCGCAACTTCGGTGTGGCTGGAGCCGTTGCGAACGAACTCGCCGAGCGTGTTGTTAACATTTGAGAACGACCGTGTGTCGGTTTCCCCAACTGGCACGATTCTGTTTAGTTGCCTGAGGGTAGCCAGCGCATCTGCGCAGGCATCATTCCAAGTATTTCTGACCATATTTCCTCCTGAAGTTGTCGTCCGCAACGAGATTGTTGCGGAGGTTTCCCAATGCTCGGTGAGTTTTTCGCCAAGCGTGAGACTTTGCTTTGATGCCGATATTTTCGGCTGTTTCCTCATATGTAGAGCGCGCATAGAACACTTCGTGCAGAACCTGTTTGTCGTCGTCGCTTAGTTTATCGTATGCGGCGGAGACAATGTCAACTAGTTCCCAATCTGTGTCCGTCTCGTCGGGCGAGAACGGTTGCATAAGACGCTCAAAGAAATCCCTACCGACGGGTGAAATTGGTTCATACTTCATCGTCGTAATCAGGGCTGGTCATTAAGTCCGCAACATCGGCGGCTTCCAACAGGAAGCCACGCGACGGGTTTTGCGACCCTCGCGCAAACTCCTTGTATTCCTTCGGTCCGAGTTGTCGCTGCGCAATGTACCGTTTAATGCGGTCAACAGAAACCATAATAAACGCGCCATCCAGCGTGAACACATACACCCACCATTTGGCTTGGGTTACCTGAAGACCTGACGGTATCCATTCGCCTTTGCGGCGAGGATTCTGTTCCATCTCAATCACCATCCGACCGTTCCGATACCTGTCGGTTTTAACCTCAAATGAACCCGATTCCATTGCATCCAAGAAATCGGACACCAGTTTTTCGCCTTGCTGACCGTAAGCCAAATCTTTGCGGAAGTCAAACTTGCGGGCTGGCAAATCAAAGTCTGAGAACTTGCCCATCACGCACCCTTTTCCGCAACGAGATAAGTTACTTGCTTGTCGTCATCCCAAGCCTTGCCGTTTAGTCCGTCCATAATCGTTTTCACATAGTTGTCAATGTCGCCGCGTAGTTTCTGGGTTTCTGATTCGTGCGGGAACACCGTAATCAAAGTTCCGTCTGTGCCCAACAGCATTACTACGCCGACGGTGCCCGTGAACTTGGGGTTGTCGCCCCACGCTTCACGGACCAGCGCCTCGGCATCCAAGGTGCGTTTGGGGGTGAATACACGCCCACGGCGTGTCATACGCGGTCGCCCCTTGGGGACGGGTTTATGTGGCACAAACACCGTCACCCCGTCAATAAACGATTGTTTATTTTTTTGTTTTCGCATCTCGTCTCCACATAATGGCGTTAGCCATATTGATGGTTCCGTACACGGCAGCGCCGAGTATGAAACCGTATTGTTGTGTTGATAAGGCGAACGCCACCCACAAGCATTCGTTTCCCCACGCAATAAGCCAGCCCCACCACAACTTGCGACCGATAAGCCACAAGGCTGTGACGCCGATTATGCTGAGGATGTAGGGCATTATCATCGTGAGAACACCCTGACTACAAGTTTGTCAATCTCTAAGTCGCCGTTACGGCGGAGATGGTACTTGCCCCACCGCCTGTCAGCGTCCACAAGAACGACCTTGCATTCGGATGGGGACATACCTGATTTGACGCATTCGTACGCCAGTTTCGTCAGTGTGCTGGAGCGGTCACGCTCGGGGAGCGGACCGTCACGCCAGATAACTTTCCCAAGCGGAGACAGCAGGCGGAGTGCGTCAGCCAGCGACTCGGGCACATTCAGGTCAACGCGCACCTGACGCTGTGGTGTTGGCGGTTTCCAGTAGCCAGCGAGCCGTTTGATTGTCTCCGCAGGTGTCTTGGTGGCGTAGGCACGACCGATGAACTCTGCCAACGGCATCGGGGTCAGGTCGTCGGTCAGCACACGGCGATGTATCGCCGACTTGTCAGAGGCGTTCCAATACGGCAACCGAACATAATTGCCGAACTGTCCATCCGACAATGATTCTTGTTTCGGATTGACCTCACGGGCTGGATATTCGGCTACCTGATGGGCGCACAGGAACATACGCCGCATTGCGGCGGCAGGCACAGGCTGGTCAGCAAAGACCCAAATGTGGTATCCTTTGGAGCGTGAGCGTTCCACGAATGCGGTCACACCAGCGGCACCCAACGCCTCCTTGATTGACAGTGCGGCGTTTATGTCGTCCACATCAATGTCGGAGCAACCCCACACGCACATCCATTCGCCACCAGACTTGTACAGCGGATAGATACCGATAGGTTCACCGCCGAGCAGGTGGTCGCCGAACAACTCAAGGGTGACAGATTGTTTGACACAGCCACCCTCCTCCGAGCCGTATGCGTCGGTACGCCCCCGAAACAGGGATGCGAAACGGGAGTCAAGCATCGTTTCGGTTGTCATCACCATTCCTCCATATTGACCATCTCCAGCCGTGGTTGCTCCACGATTGTCGCCGCCTGCGATTCGTCAACAGCGAACTGCGACGGCAGATGATTGTCCTGTAGGCGCTTGAGCCGACCAGTGCCGAACTCAATTTCATAATCCATATCGTCCAGCAACACGGACGCAGGGCGCTTACATTTCACCAGATTGACGGTCAGTGTGTGCAGGTGGATACGGTGCATCCACTTGAGTGTGTCCATACGCTCCAGCAGACGCTCGGAGTTGGTGGACTTGTCCAACTTCTCCTCAATCTCCCGAATCTGCGCCTCAATCTCAAACCGTTTGCGTCGCACACCGATTATGTGCGTCGCCTGCTGTTCGCCACCATACGCACCAGACGAGATTGTTTGTCTGCGTCCGTCCGCACCAGCGGTGCGTGACGACTGGTGCAGCACCAGCAGCGGTACATTATGGCGTTTGCCGAAAGCCTTGAGAGTGTTCGCTTTGGATGGGACATCCTCGCCCCCGCCAGTGAGCAACTCCAAGTAGTCAAACACCATTAGCGACGGCTGACCCCACATTTCCCGAACCTCAGACAAAGCGCGTTCCATATCTGCCAGACTCATCGTCTGGTCAAATACGGCAAGATTCGGATAATCCCGAGTAGCGGTAGACCGCAACATCTCAATTGCGTGAGACTTGCCTTCGGACACTTCCTGCTCCAGCAGGTTTGCGTCCACGCCGTGGGTGACACACGCCAGTTTGATTAGCGTCAATTGGCGTGGCTCATCAGGACAGAAATAGATTACGGGCTTGGACTTGTTCGTGTTCAGAATCTGCATCAAAAACAGCGTCTTACCTGAATGGCTGTAGCCGTTAATCAGACACATCTCGGACGGGGCGATACCACGCATCTGCGTATCAATCTCAGGAAATCCCAAGTAGACACGCTCCTCGGGCGTTTGCGCCCAATGCACGAACTCATCTGCCGCCGAAACCAGCGGTTTGTAATACTGATGGGACGGGATTACAGCATCAGGGGCGGGGAGTGCATCCCCCCGCCCCAATGCTGACCAGCGCCCCGAGTAATCGGGCGCCATAATCAACGCTTCCTAGGTACCCAGAAGGCATCCTCGGAAGTCGTGGACTTAAACCACGGACGCTTCGGATTCTCCGCCAAGCGGTCACGGTTGTCCCACACCTCGGTCACGCCCTTCGCCATACAGGCGGCAGGCAACCATTCGGGGATAGGTCCGTGCTGTTTGCCCTTGATGCGGACGGTGAAACCGCCACCAGTCTGCGGTGCCGTTTGTGGCATCTGAACTGGTGTGGTCGGTGCCGTCTCGCCGAACACCTGCGTCACCGCTTCGGTGAACTGCTGTTCGGTCGTAATCGCCGACATACCGTGCGCCTTGAGCAACGCTTCGGTCGTGACCTCAAACGCAACCAAGAAGTCTGCGACATTCTTGTTCACATCCTCGGTCTTGGGGGTCAGGTCGGCGGCGATTTTAGCCGCCACCTGCGTGATGATGGATTGGTCTTTACTGATTGTCATTACACACCTCCAAGGTGTTTGTTGTTGTTGTTGTTGGTATTCGGTATTGCGGTATTACAAATCGGCTCCCTGTGGGAGGTCGTCCACAGCGCCACACAACACACGCTGTGGGGCACAGGGAGCCTTAACATCTGCCGAACATCATAGCGGAGACAACGAGGAAGTGGTGAACTCACTCGTCGTCGCCTTCGGCGTCCTTGATGAACGCCCCTTTGCAGGACGACCAGTGGTCACACCATTTCGCTGAACACAGGTTGCCTTGGTCATTTTTGAGCCACGGTTGAGAAATGTCCAGTTCGTGAGCCATAATCACCACGGACCGAATCTGAGCCGCCAGCCACTGGCGATGCTCAGCGGTGCGAAACACCTGAACGATTTGCCCTTTCGGCTTCTCTTGTCTCAGCATTACGCCGAAACGAAAGTCCACATTGTTCGGGTCGGACACCTTGCCGAGGATGCCACCAGCCCAAGCATAAACAGATGCCTGCACGGAGTGGGTCTGTTTATCGCGCTGATTGTAAGCACGCTTCGCAGTTTTCCAATCCCAAATTACGCCGTTAGGCGTAATGTAATCAATTGTTCCTTTGAGGTAAACCTCCCAGCCATCAATTACGATGCCCGTCGGGACAGCGAACTTGTATTCGGTTTCGCCACCCCGTTCCACCTGCGGTGAAATCTGCTCCACGAAAGCCAAAGTCATAGCCTCAATCAATCGTGGGGCGGCATCAGGGTTTATGCCAGACGACGACCTGTGCGGCTTTGCAGCCAGCCCACGCCACTCATTAACACCCACGGCGACCGTCTCCGAGAAGTCAGGCTTCTCAGAACCCAACCAGTGTTCTATCGCCGAATGTGTAGCCGTCCCGAGAATTGTGGCATCCGACGCCTCCCGTCGCTCGGGATGCAGCAAACCCAATCGTGCCCGCTCGGGACAAATAAGAACATCTCCCAGCCAAGACTGGCGAACATAGATTCGCCTAAGTTGTGTATCGTATTCCATTACGCACCTCCTACGGTGATTGTTGATAAATCATTCTAACACCATTGGCGAAGACAAGAGTCAACGGTTATGGTATTCCTCATTTACTTGTTTGCGCATCTTGGACACATACGACTTGGAGTATTTAACTCCCGTGGTTGCCTGTATTTCTTTGATGCATTCATAATTCCTCAGTTCGCCTTCACGGAGCAGTTGTTTCAGCATCTGTGGCGCACGGTCAACGAGAAGCGCAGTTTCGCCATACAAAGCGATTCTGCGTCCCTTAAACATTTCGCCCAGCGTCTCAATCATCCTGCGGGTCAGTCCTGTCTCCGCAATCAGTTCTTTGATTTCGGTCGCAGGGGTCACCGCCGTGTAATGCTGCTCAATCATACATAAAGCATTGGGCGTCAACACACGGGGCGGTATCCGCCCGTGGTGGACAGACTGATACCAATCCATAATCGGAACTTTCAGTTTCAGCAGTATGCCACAAATGGAATGGGGCACATACTTCTCGTAGCATTTCGCAACGAAATTCTTGAGTTGATGCCCCGTGTTAAACCCGTCGTGTTTGATTCCGTCTGGCAGAACTAAATCGTCAAAGTTGTCGGGCAGAATCCAAGGACGCTTGGATTCAGCCCACGCATCATAAACACGGCACAAGTCCTCAAAGTAATCCAGCATTTGGTCACGCGTCCAGCCGTTCTCGCCGTACCCACGAATCTCGCAGATACGGCGACCGAACTTCATCTCCTGAACACCATCGGAAATACCGATTGTGACACCGATTGGGATTACATCCCTCAGGTCATCCGAAGACATCAGCCAACCTCCGTTCGGTAGCGGTCTTGTAGCGTGGACACATTACGGTCATCCCTTTCTTGTGTTTGCGACACACAAGCCACGGGAATTCTGCGACAATGTGCGTGTATTCGCAGCGACATTTGGGTACTAGGCAGCGTTGTTTATTCATAATCGTTGTCCTCGTAGTCGTCGTCCAAGTCGGCATCAACCGAGAACCAGCGCACGACGGTCACGAGCAGGTTGTCGTAATCGCCTGATGTGGCTTCCTCGTGGAATGCTTCCCACTCGGTGTCCTCCAAGCCTGCTCGGCGCATAATGCGTTTGACTCGCCCAAGGATTGAGAACGCATTACCGTCCTCACCGACCATCGGAATGTTGATTTCAGGGTGTATTGGTGTCATTGGATGCCTCCAGCATCTGTGTTGTACCGCCAGCGTGTCTTGTACACACTGGTCGGAATCTTAATGCAATGTGAACCAGCACCCAAGTGGAACACTTGGGGCAGGTGTATTTCGTATTCTTGGGGAGCGATTTGGTGGCGGACTTTCGTCCGCCACCGACCGCACCATCAGGACATAACTTCATAGCAGGCGTGAGTCCTCGTATCGCATTCCTCCCACGCCGTGTGTTCACGAAGCAGGTTGTCCATAATCCCCATAGCAATCTCAGCCGATTCCTCGGGTTCGCCATCCATCTCATCCATAAAGAATGAGACGGTAAGCCGAATGTAATGCTTACTCATTGGTCACCCAATTCTTCCGCAAATTTCACGGCGTTGTCAACGCACTTCGTGAGAATCTCCTTGATTTCCTCGGGCAACTCACTGATGTGAGCCGCAGGCGCACCATCAGTATCGGAACTGCGCTCAGTCATAAACGACTGAACCTTGTCAAATTCCTCCTTGGTGATAGCGCCCTGAACAACCGCAAACTGAACCGCAGTTGCCAGCATCTGGCTGAATACCAGCGATTCCTGAACTTGCGGATACACGCCACGAATCAGGTACTCGGCAAAGTCCATCGGCAGACTGTAAGTCTCCCCATCGTATTGGTGTGTCTCGGGATTGGTGCCGTTGACCAGCACCACATCGCCTGCAATGTGACGGCTGAACAGCATTGACGCCATCGGATTCAGTGGCAGATTCAGTAGCAGACCCTCGTCGTGGACATAGCCCAGCAACACGAAGTCTTTGTATTTGCCAGAATCGTCGTGGCACGATAGACGCACAGCGTCAAAGTGTCCTCCGACGAGACTCTGAATTTCTGTCACTCGGTCAGCGTCACCGCCACCGAGTAGAACCGTCTCGGGTTCCTTGTGTGGGTCGGCGTAGACAACTACGCCAGTGGTCATTCCAAACATAACACCTCCAGTGTTATTGAGTGCTTCTGGACTCGTCAGCACCAGCATCTACTGGTGGACGCTCAGGGGAAAGGAGACCCTGAGCGTTTCGTCCTGAGTTCACTGTAGCAGGGGGTGTGACGCAATTAGTGAACTCGGCTTGGGTGGCGACGCTTCGCCATACGGCGACGACGGCTAACCGTCTCGCAATAACTAGCCCATTCCTCGCCTACGCCCATTGACGCTATTACAACGGGAATCCACGCCAGCACCATCACAACCAGTGCCAACATAGCCACCGCATAATTCACCTCATCGGTCGTATTGGTCACAACCAAGTATGACGCGCCGACGGCGCTGGCTAAAGCCAGCAAGGCAATAATCAACCGTGCAAAAACATACTTCATTGCGTGACCTCCTCAATCAGCATCGTCGCATTACGCAACGCCTCCTCAGTGTGGACAAAACCAGTGGTCAGGTCAGCGAACGCATAAGCGCCAGCCCGCTCCTCCGATTCAGCCTCAACTACGGTGGACAGAATAAAATTCTTGCCCACCCACTTCACAGTGTACCATTTCATACCCAACCTCCAAGGTTGCGAATCAAACTGGACTCATCAGCGCCAGCACACACTGGCGGACACGGAGCCAACACACAAGGCTCCGTGTTTCGTCCTAGGATTAGATGACCCCCAATCCACTAAGAGTGGACATCACCCAATCAACAGGCTTGGACTCATAATCCTCACGAGCGGACTGAAGCATCTCGCACTTGACATCAGCACCGACACGCTCGGCGCACTCAAGAGCCGACGGATAACCGTAGCCCGATTTGATTATGCGCTTGGCAGAATCCCATTGGGATTGCTCCATCAACGAGAACTGGATTCGGCGCAACATTGACGGATGGCACAGAGCGAACATCAAGTTATTGATGTCCAGCAACTGTTCCGACGAATGCAACTTCACAAGTGAAGTATGAACCTTGCCGTTCCGATTGTTGATACCCGTGTCGTTGATGGGGAATTCGGCATAAACCTCAACACCCATCCCGAGTTTGTGGATTGCGTCAACCAGCGCACACACAACCACGCCACGCTGAATGATGCGCTTGGCATCAACATACGCTGAGCAGGAGCCGTTGATTATGACCTTGACGACCCGACCCATACGAGCCGAAGGCTCGGGGACGAAGTCAATCATACACTCAGGCTCGCCACCCAAGTAGCGACCCACATCCACGACGGAACCGCTGTAATCAAAGCGAGTCTGGAAGGCTACTTCCAGACGCTCGGCGAGTTGCGATTCCAGTTCGGAGAACATCCGCTCCACTTCGGGGCGAATTTCCTCGTACCCTTCGTGCCCCAATTTGACGGCGGCTTTCAGGTTCTCGGTGCCACCAGCCCAATCAGTGCCACGCTCCTTGTCAGATGAGCGTGGATTCGTATTGGCGCCAGCATAATCCAGCGTTTCGGCAAGGCTGCCGAATTCCTCAATCCACAGGTTCACACCGTAGACTGACTTCGCATCTTTCGTGACTAGCATAAACACCTCCAGTGTTTATCGTAGGGCACCGTGGGGCAGGATTGCCCCACGGTGTATTCCGTATTTCCGTTACCCCTAAAGGGTAACGCCCTGCCGAATCTTGTCGGCTTGGTCAGGCTTGGCACCCTTGATGACCGTGGCATCAAACACCTCGGTCATCGTGAATGCACCGCTACGGATGAGTCGGGCACCGTTGAGCGTCGCTCGGGGCGACACGATGACCTTGAGTCCGAACTTCTCGGCATTCTGCCGAGCCTGACGAACCGCCGTGACCCACTTCGTGGCGGTCGGCGCATCAAGTCCTACGGACTCCAGCATCGCATCCTCCACCTTGGTGTCAATCGGCACAACTAGTTGTGCGAATCGGTCAATCGTGGCACCGTCAATCGGATTACGACCGACATATTCCATCGTGGCACCGCTACCGAAGGTATTGCCAGTAGCGATGGCGACGAAGTCGGGATGCTTCTGAACCCTGCGGTCTGCGAACGCCATAAACCCGTTCGCCAGCGCCGAGTTCAGGGCACCGAGGACATTCGGATTGGCGTTGTCCACTTCGTCAAAGACGAACACACCGCCACCCTCAAAGATGCGACGGAATTCGGTGGCAACATAGTTGCCATTCGCATCGTTGTAACCCTTCAGGGCAGTTTCCGTCATCGTAGATGTGCAGTTGACCGCTGAGAACGGCAACGACAAAGCCTCGGCGACTTGCTCACCGATGGTGGACTTACCTGTGCCTGCAGGTCCGACCAGCCACAAGTTCACGCCCTGCGAAACCGCTCCGAGAACCTTGGGGAACACGAAGTGTTGCACACCGTTCAGTGTCTTGGTCGGCTTGTCCTTGATGACAATCGTATTCACGATTGGCTTGACGGACTTGACCAACTCGGTCACTTCGTGACGGAACCCCGACATAATCGGGTCAACGATGTTCTTAACATCGTCGGCATTGACACCGCCCTCGTATTCTGCGAGCGCCGTGTCAGTCACCTCAGTGGCAATCTGACGAACCATCTCCTCCAAGCCCAAAGGCTTGGTGTTCGGCTGAGGCTTCGCCTCGGGCTTCGGTTGTGGCATTGGCTCCTCCTTCGGAGTCGGTGACGGAATCGGCGACGGAGTCGGCGACGGCTTACCGTCGTAAACGACGACGGACTTCCGATTCACAATCGCATCGTGAATCCTGCCCAAATCCATCGCAAGAGGATTCTTGCCGACGAACTTGATGCCAAGATACTTGGCAACGGCTATGACTTCCACTTTCGGCAAAGCCGACAGTGGTGATTGGACGGTGCCACCGTGGTGACCCTTGAGGGTCACCATCTGTGTACCGTGGTCAAATCCGAGGATTTGACGGGCTGGTGTTGCTGGCATAATTCAGAACCTCCAGTTCTGGTGTGTTGTCTCCGCTGATTGCCAATCGGCGAAGTTCTGACAACAGTATGTTGTCATAGCGGATAGTGACGGAATCGCACCGCCGAACCTAACACTAGGTTCACGCACTACCGTAATCGTAAACGATTACGGACGCATACTAACCTTGCGTAATCGCCTCCACGCGGGTTCTCGCAATTACGCTTGGGGCACATAGAGGTGACCACTTGTCACCACTGTACCCTACGACCACAACCAAAGGTTGTGCCCAGTGAGTGTCACCGCTCAGTCCACCCCGAAGGGCAAGCCAGACCATACTCCCCACTAGACACAATTCTCCCAAGAATTGTGACCGTGTGTGCCACATCGGCACATTATCCGAGAGGCGCTCGGTTCAGAGTACTCGCCCTACCTCGTATTGCATCCCACGGATTGACCGTACCGTGACCTGAGCCACTCGGGATGCCTAGCGCTTCACGGCGAATCATCGCCTGATTGCTTCACGCCGACAGTCGGTCGGAGCGTAATCGCTACCGCTGACTTGCCACCGCCACTATTTGGGCGATTCACCTGACAGTCAAAGCCGTGAGCCGTGACCGTTGAGGATGCCGAACAGTCTATGGCACACCGAAAATCAGATTGCAAATCAGACGGTGCGCACACCTACCGCAATCCTACGCATAATGCACAGGAATTGCCTTGACAAAAAATAAAAAAAATATTTTGAGATTCCCTACGGGAATCCGTACACGCACACACAGTACCACACACACATAATGCGCCCACAGTACTTTACACACGCATCAGTCTGCCGAACAGGCGAACAAGCGTTCGTTGCGTCGTCGTCGCCTCGCACGGTGCGCACAGCGTGGGCGCGGCGCGTGTGATAGCACGGCTGTCAAGCGAACAGGTGTTTGGTGGTAGGACTATTGTTCCGATTATGCCCTGATTATGGGCTGATTGGGGCACAATCGGTACACCCATAATCGGCACCTGCCAGCCGCATAGGGGTGGGGGCATAGGGGGGCACGCCCGTGCGTGACTGTTTTGTTATGAGGCTCCATAGCCAGATTGTGAAATTTCTGAATCTGGTGTGACGGGCGTCACATTTTTTATGAGCCTTTGACCCATTTCTTGTTGCGGGGTTGCGCCGTCTTTGACGGCGACCATTTTACTTTGTCTGCCCAGTATGCTGCCGATAGTGGTCCTCGGGCGATGTTTTTGTGATGCCGCGACTTGAATGCTTGTCTTTGCCCCGCTGTCTGGTTGGTTCGGACACCTTGCTGTCCGAACCGAATCGTTTTAACTTGTCCACCGCTACGGGCAACGACGATATGCGACTTTGTCGGATGTGACGGTGTACGCTTCGGCTTGTTGTAGCCTGATACACCTGCTCTTGCTAGGCGTGGGTCACGCTTGTTCATTATTTGCTCCTACGGACTTGGCGTCCCGCTGTTTTTGCTGCTTTAGTGTTCGCAACAAACTGCTTACCTTTTCGTGATGCTTGTAGTTTCTTGCGATTTGTAGCCTGTTTTTGCGACGGCGATAACTTGTTCCAAGCCGCCTTAGGTAAATATCGTGTCGTGCCAGTGCTTCTAATAGCAGGTTTTTTATCTGATGTCGTCCACTTTTCTTTAGTCCACTTCTTTAAGGACTTTTGTTTCTTTGTGCGACCCCCACTGTACCCTCCACCAGCCTTTTTGTACTCTAAGGCGACTAGTTGCGCTTTACGGGCGGACCATTGTCCCGCTTTACCGCCTCGCGTACCTGCCATTACACGACGCTTAATAGACTCCCTTAAAGAGGGTTTAGTGTAAACCATTATCGGCTCCGCTTACGACGCTTGCGGGCAATGCCCGCTTCACTCATCGCAATAGCAACAGCCTGCTTACGAGACTTCACTTTGCGACCAGAAGAACTTTTTAAGGTTCCACGCTTGTACTCACCCATTACTTTACGCACTTTGGCTGGTTTCTTCATTTAGGTTTACTCCTTGCTTGTAGTTTCGTCACAGATTTTATCATACCCATCGGGATATGAGTGACCTGTGAGACTATGCCTTGTCCGCGTGTCGCCGCCAACACCAAATAGCCGCTTGGATTCGGCGTATTCCACCAATACCCCACACTGCGAATAATACACTCCGATTCCTTGTAGGAATCTATGTCGTGCCACCCAGCAGTAGCATCAAAAGCATCTTGCCACTCCACCAACACTAAATCCCAATTACGCAAACCAACAGTGACCTTAGTCATCCAACGACTCTATTTTACGGTATTGGGTGTACAAAACCCAAAACGCTAGAACTAAAAGTACTAGTGCGGCAACAGACCCCAAAAACAAACCCACAAGAATCTTCAACAAACCAGTAATCACCTTAACCCCATTGACCGTTCTTGTCTCCGCCTACGGCTACCGCCTCGGCGGTACCCAGACTTTCCCTTAACCCCTCCCCCTATTATCCCCCTCCCCTGTTCCCTAGTTGATTCACGGGAACAATTACAATAATGGCGATGACAGACGACCACACGCTGGACACACGCCAAGAAAAATACTTAAACTGGCTAATGACTCCGCCACCATTCCGAATCCCACCCACCAAACAAGAATTCGCAGACCAAAACGGACTAGATTCTTCTACGCTCCGCAGGTGGGATAAGAAACCTGCCTTCAGGGCGGAGTGGGAAAAGCGGGTTGCGGAACTACAGGGTTCTCCCGAAAGAACTCAGCGACTGTTGGATTCGTTGTATGAGGCTGGGTTAAACGGTGACAATAAGGCGGCACAGTTGTATCTTCAGGCAACTAACAGGTTGGCGCCCACTCAAATTAATGTCCAGCATACCCAAACTGTGTCCGAGTTATCGGATGCCGAGTTGGATGCTTTGATTGCCAGCGAAGCCCGTGTTCTGCGCGAGGAACGCCGTAAGGAACTGGACGCACAATAGTAGGACTATGACGACCATTAACGACGCGATGTTTACCGCCCTTAAGGCGTTGCATCCGACTGTGGCACCCACGCTGGGTGATTTGCTGCACGCAGAGAACTTGTCTCCACGGTTGGGGTCGTATGAGTATTATGCGGCTGTGGTGCCGTCGGCTACAACTTGGTCGGATGCCGCATTCGCATATTGGACGGACCCCGATTATGTCGTTTCCAACCTTGAGTTGGAAACGGGGAACGATATTCTATTAGAGGACGGCTCTTTTATGCTGTTGGAGGCTGGAAATGTCTGACCTAAAGATTTCTCAATTGACCGCGTTAACCGCCGCGCAAGCGGATGCGGCAGATGTGCTTGCTGTTGTGGACACTAGTGCGACCACAACGAAAAAGATTTCTTTAAGTGATGTTGTAACTTTTGTTTTGGATAGCGGTTCGTTTGCAACTGCTTTAGATGAGGCTGGCAGCCCCGTAGACTCAGACCAAGCAGTTTTGGCTGGGGCAGTATTTAACTAGGGAACAAATCCCGCTAGGAGTAGATATGGCAACTTTCAGCAAAGCGATTTTGAGCGGCTCAACCGATGGCAAAGCCATCAAAGTGGCTGCGACCGCGACTGCGGGCACGACGATTCACACGGGTAGCACGACTGCCACAACTTTGGATGAGGTGTGGCTGTACGCGGTCAATACTTCATCGTCGGCTGTGAAGTTGACGATTGAGTGGGGTGGCACTGCTTCGCCTGATGACTTGATTGAGTTGACGGTTCAGCCTGAGGCTGGTTTGGTGACGGTGGCGCCGGGTCTGCTTATCAAGGGGAATGCGACTGCGTTGGTTGTTCGTGCGTTTGCTGCGACGGCGAATGTGATTACGATTCACGGGTTCGTCAACCGAATTACGGTCTAACTGATGGCTACGGCTCGTCGGCAACTTGGGTATGTGTCGTCGCTGACGACGCAGAACATTCCCATTCAGGGTGCATACGGTGTTGCAACGGGCGGCTCGTCGTCAAGTATCACGGTTGATGGTCAGAACTACACGCTGCTGACTTTCACTAGTTCATCTACGCTGACTGTTTCTTCTGCTGGGCTGTTTGATGTCTTGCTGGTCGGTGGCGGAGGTGGTGGTGGCTACAACAACAATGTGAATATGTCTGGTGGCGGAGGTGGAGGCGGTCAGTATTTAGAGACTACGATTTATGTTTCCGCTAATCAAAGTGTTGTTATTGGTGCTGGTGGTGCAGGTCAAAGTGAGTCTCCTGGGCGTATCGGGGCGGGAGTTTCAATCGGAACATCCGTTGGCTCTATTACCGCTGGTGGTGGAGGTGGTGGTGGTAATGCCGTAGGACTGATGGGTGGTTCTGGTGGTGGCAGTGGTCGCGGCGCTGCTGCTGGTCAGCCCTTTACCGCTGCAACTGGTTTTGCTGGTGGAGGCTCAACAGCATCTTCTAATAGCGGTGGCGGCGGTGGCGGTGCTGGAGGGGCTGGCACAACTGCTGGGTCAGGTGTTGGCGCTGCTGGTGGAACAGGTAAAGACATTTCTTCGTGGCTGGGTCAGTCTGCTGGAACCACCTACAAAGGTGCTGGTGGCGGCGGCGCAGGCGGAACTGGTGGCGCAGGTGGAACTGGTGGCGGCGGTGCTGGAAGCGCATCTGCCGATGGTGGCACTGGAACAGCAAATAGTGGTAGTGGCGGAGGCGCTGGAACAAACGCCTCAGGTGGTAACGGTGGTTCTGGCATCGTGTATGTAAGGTTCAAGGTGTAGTTATGACTCGTTCGTATCTCGGTTATGTGTCATCGCAAACGACTTCGTATTTGCCGAATCAGCAGGTGCTAAGTGTTGATTATCTTGTTGTTGGTGGCGGTGGCGGAACTTCTGGTACTAGCGGCGGTGGTGCTGGTGGATTTGTAACTGGAACAAACATCATTGGAAAAGGCACATACACTGTGAAAGTTGGGGGTGGTGGCAGTGTTTCAGACGCCAAAGCAAGAAGTGGCAGTCCTTCGTCATTCATCAAATCGGCTAACGGTGGCGGCAATGGTGGTGGCAGTGTAGGAGTAAATGGTGGCTCTGGTGGTGGTGGCGCTGCTACCAGCATTGGTGGCGCAGCAGGTTTGGGGGTTTCTGGAGAAGGCAACAACGGTGGCACGGGAACCTACTTAGACCCAGGTCCTGGGCAGATTGACTGGTCTGCTGGCGGTGGCGGTGGCGGTGCTGGCGGTGCTGGTGGCAACGGTAGTGGTAGTTCAACCGCAACAGGTGGTGCTGGCGGTGCGGCATCTACAAACAACTACACAGGCTCAACTATTTCGTATTCTGGTGGTGGCGGTGGTGGTGGTGCTGGGAACAGTGGAACTGGTGGTAGTGGTGGTACGAACGCTGGAAACGGTGGCAATACCGCAGGCAATGGAACCGCTGCCACAGCCAATCGTGGTGGCGGCGGTGGTGGCGCAGGCGGCAATGGTAGCGGAGTTACTATGGGTACTGGCGGCGCTGGTGGTTCAGGTCGTGTCGTGGTCCGTTGGTTGACTGCTGACGCAACAGCCGCAGGATTTACTATCACCACGACAGGTTCACCGACCACAGGAACCGATGGCTCATACACTTATTACGCTTGGGACTCAACAGGCAGTCTCACGCTCGCATAGAAAGCAGGTATCACAATGGCACACTTCGCAAAAGTAGAAAACGGCATCGTACGAGAAGTCATCGTCATCAGCAACGACGACGCACCAACCGAAGCCGCAGGCAAAGCATTCATCGCCAGCATCGGACTCGCAGGCGAATGGGTACAAACCTCATACAACAACAACCCTGTTGAGGGTGCGTCACGCGGCAAGTACGCAGGCATCGGAGACCTGTGGGACGGTTCGGTGTTTGCGTCGCCTGTGGTTGAGGCTGTTGAATGAAACTGAATAAGAAGCAGCAGGCTGCTTTGCAGTCGTATGCCCGTAGCGTGTTGGCTGCTGTGGCTGCGGTTGTAGCCGCAGGTAACTGGAACGCTGAGGATATCGCCAAGGCTGCTGTTGTTGCTTTGTTGCCCCCTGTTTTGCGGTGGGCTAATCCGAACGATAAGGCGTTTGGTAGGAGCAAGCCGAAAGGACGCTAAATGGAGTTGGGGGACCTCCTCAACGAAAGGGAGTGGCGTAAGTGTCGCGGACCCGCCGATGGCGGGACCGACGAACTGTTGGAAGCGTTCGAGTACTTCTGTTCGGAGTACTGGTACATTCGTCACCCTGAGCGTGGGCGTATCAAGTTTGTGTTGCGTGATGCGCAGGTTGAGACTGCGCGGAATTGGATGGAGCATCGTTACAC